CCTGTTGCAGTGCCGGCATTCGGCATGGCAATTATTCTCATCAAACCGTGTTGCCAAATGTGTACGACTGAAATAGTGCCCGCAGTCCGCTTGTGTAAACGGCTTTATCTGTCCACATGATATACATCGGAAGGAACCGTTTGGCATACAATCACGAAGCCGGATGAAAAGGGAAAACTCTTTGTCGAGCTTAGCTTTCAAATCCGGCTTCTTCTTTACTGTTATCCCTGCTTTATCAAACAGAGGTAAAGGCTTGTCTTTCTTCTTAGCCTTTCGTTTTATGTAGTACGGCATTTTCTATTTGTCCAATTGTTTCATCAAGTACCTTGTCTCTTGAACGACGGCTTGTTTGTCCCAGTCATATTCATTGTCTCCATAATGGAATGTGTCAAACCCGAATATCCACCAGTCATCACCTATTTCCGTATTATCGGTAATGAATTCCACATCATCCAATATGGGATTTCTTTTTCCGACATACTTGGAATTAATTTTCCTTTTGCTTCCGATAGATTCTTCACCGCTTATTGCCGGTTCTGAAAATGTGATACCTCCATGTACACTTATATCATCAATATCAAAATAAGACATTCCATGATATTTGTTCGCAGAGGGAACAGCCACATATCCGTTATGCGTTCCATGCTCTACCATAGTGGACTTAAACCATTCGTTTGATTTTATAAATGCTACTGCTTTATTTTCCATAGTTTTCTATTATTGGTTTACACAGTTCAACAACTTGTTTACAATCCTCCACATCAAACATTCCGATATGGCAAAGCTCACGTGGTATGCCCAGTTGATTGGATAGCCACAGGTAGGCTTTGTTTCTGTTTGAAGTGTTGGGGATATGTTTCTTCCAAATTTTATTGATAAGATTGGTCTTAGCTACCTGGTCGAAGTAGAAGTGGGCTTCTTTCTTGGCTTCCCTTAGTTCCGCGTTTGCCAAACGCCCTAACGCCTGGTCTGTACCCTTGTGTACTCCGACATAAGCCCTACAATCTCGGCAGAGGTAAATCATACCGTAGGAGCGTCCGTAGATTACAGAACTATCCACGTATTCAGTAGACCTACCGCAATAAGGGCAAATCTTACCAGTTAATAATTCATCCATAATTTTCCATTAAAAGCCCCGAAGCGTATTCTCCGGGGCACAACCATTATTTACTAACCCTTGCCATTTATGTGTGGCTCACATTTATGTGGAGAGCCCGGGCTCGAACCGGGACGAGTGGTGTTTTTGCGGTTATATGATTTTAAATCATTCTACCTAAGATGTCTCGCAGGTTGCCGGCTTGGTTATTAACGGTTATCCTGGAATTTTGCACCTCACATCTTGATTAACGTCTACCAATTCCGTCACTTCTCCATGTTCGCCTGCCATATCTTCACAGACCGAGCAGGCAGGTTAACAAAGTTATTCCATATAAGCCATTGAAAACTCTTTCGGAATAAAACGCCCGACCGGGATAGGTTTAGCAGATTCAATGGCTGTATGGATTTCCCTCTTTCTGAACTCATGTCCCTTTTCTTTGGCTTGTTTCTCACATTCTTCCTCTTTGTTTTTGAGATAGTGGGTAATAAGCATCATTGCTCTGTCAACGTTGAAGGTGTTCACGACAAAAGTCTGAACTCTCTCGTCTTCATTCTCCCCATCCGTGAATGTGATTTTCGTCTCAATCTGATAGAATTTCTTTTCATTGGGCTTGGAATCTCCCTCTTCTTCATCTTCTTCCGTTACAGAATCGTTTAAAAGGAATGTATCTTTTAATTCTTCGAGGGTGGCATCATCTACCTTGCGTTCTTTCAAATTGTCAGTAAGAATCACGCAAGAATCGAACTCCTTGACCATTGTCAAGGTGAATCCGAACATATAGTTTAGTTCGATGTAATCTTTCAAGATACTACAAGAATTTTCCAATCCGGTGGCATACAGCAGGAACTTATGTTTCTTGTCCCCTATTTGTGCCTGTGCAAGATAGGGATATAAGAATTTGTTCTCGTTCTCGAATGCCAAGCGGTTCTGGTTGCTGACTTCCACTTCCTTAATGCCGTCAGCTTCCATACTGAAACGAATTTTCGCCAAAGTGTCTTGGTCTATCAGCGTGCCACGGTCAAAAAGAATTTCATTCCGTTCGATGGTTACTGTTTCACCTGTATCTTCATCAATGAAAGATTCCTCCCATGTTTTGAGGACACGTTTTGCAAGGTACATGTTGAGCATCTTTTTCGGGTCAGATGTCACATACCTGATTTCTGTTTTTCTTGTTTCTATCATAACTAAATAAATTCTTGATTTCTTTGTATTTCCTGCTGGGCGTATATCAGCATTTGATGTTCATTCGCAGCCGGCAGATAGATACCTGCCACTGATGCACTCCAATTACGGAAACGGTCAATACTCAAAGTCATTTCACCTGTTGTCAGCTCGGCAGAACTGCGCAAATAGGTTACTTCATTGCCTTTCTTGTTGACCGTCTTACGTTCAAACAAATCACGGTTGCAAGTCCTCTTATAGAAGTCAATCTTGGCTTCGTCGAGACTGCAACCGTATTCACTACCGAAATACCCTAAAAGAAGATGCAAGTAGCTATTTTGGGCAAGCGTGCGGTTAGGTAGTTTCTTTTTCACTTCCACAATAGCCTTTTGCTTATATAATTGATTTACATACTCTTTAAACCTATCATGTTCAAAAGAATTATTTAGGTTAAATATCATATTTATACCTCCATATATAATTATATGCACTTTTAATATGTCCTCGACAACATTGAGATATAGTTTTAAGATTATAGCCATTTTTTAATGCCGCAATCGTTGCAGATGGATACTGATTTAATAAATTTCCACTCCTATCATACTGCAATACTACCTTCTGTTGAGATTCTGCTTGTTTCTTTCTACCGCTACCATAATTTGTATTATAGGCACAAGAGCACCATTCCAAATTAGAAACCATATTATTCTTCTTATTTTCATCTATATGATTAATTACAGGTAAATTAAATGGATTAGGTAGAAAGGCTTCGGCAACAAGTCGATGAATATTTTTCTGTTTTAGTTTATTTTCTTTCGATAAACTTACAGATAAATATCCATTTCTTACAACTTGCTTTAACATACGACCTTTGTATATCCTTTGTTTTCCTTTATACCTATATCCAACAGTTCTATCAACTGAACGTATCTGACCATAATTAGACACTTGGTATAACTCTTCATATCCTTTTACATCTTTCCAAATTTCTTCCATATATTCATTCTTCAAGTCGAAAATCATACGCTAAAATGGCAAATCGTCCTTGGGATTACCATTCGCATCAACAGGAGGCGGAAAATCCGGCAGTTGTTGATAGGTAGACTGTGGCGTCGGCTGCTGAACAGGCTGTTGTGCAGGTGCAGTTTGGGGAGGTTGTGATACACCACCACGTGCCTCTATCTTATAACATCGAATGGATGCCATACGTTTAAGTTCTCCATCCAAGTTCGTCCACGAACGACCTTGTAAGACAAATGATACAGTAACAACATCACCCTGATTAAAGCGGTCAAGTTCTGCACACTTATCGCCTGAAAACTCTAAGGGAATAATGTTTTCATACTCGCTACGCTCTCCCGTATAAGGGTCGTAAGTAGTAGCATCTAAAATAAACTCCCGTTTTGTAAATGAGGAACCACCGTTTTTGGATGGTATTTGAACGGTTTGTCCAATTTCGATTATCCGTCCGGTTATTTGGTTTGCCATTAATTTTCTCCTCCAAAAATCTTTTTATCGGTTATAAGTTCTCTGTTTTCTTCCAAGAACCGGATAAACTCCTCACAATGATTAGTAAGAATAGGAATATCACGTTCAGGATTGAAAACGTATGTTTCTGTATAGGTATCTACCACATAACCGCCTTTGTTGAACTCTACAATGTTATACTCAAATGTCCGTACATCCGACCCATTCTGCATAAGAGCATAAGGATAAACTAAATGCTGGTGGTGATCTTTGAACTTTCCCACGGTATAACTACCGGTTGTTTTGATGTCGTGAACACTGGTAGGCATCAGTTCGTCAATCAAACCATAAACCAATACACTACCGTATGCAGTAGGCAAGATGGCTTCTACTCTTTGTTGGGTTAATGCTCCTTTGTAGTAGTTGGCAAACTCGCGGCAAAGGTCAATGTAAAAAGTGAAAGTGCGATTGTTGTAAACAGCTTTTATCCCGTAAAGTTTTCCGTCATCGTGATATGCCTTGCTAATTTCCATTATAGAAGATTTACGGTTCTCAATCATACAATCAATGATTTCATTGAAAGCCGTGCCACGGTCTGCCGCTTCGCTATCGAATGGCTTGCGGTTAATCCGGTCTATCAGTTCTTGAAACTGTTGTTCGTGAAATTCTTCAGGAGTATGGGGTGGATTTTCTGACCACCCCCAGTACTTATCCCAAATCACATCACTATTCAGATATGCCCCAAAGGCATCAAGAAGCGTTGCGTAAATACGATATTTAGGCTGCTGGTTCATATTTCTTTTCTGAATTAAGTTTCAGATTCAAAGACTTCGCTTTGTTAGCTACCAACTTTGCCGCCATTTGCTTTGAAGAACCAACGTGCTCAAAATTATCTATTTGCGCGATAAAATTATTGGCAGATTCCGCATCCGTAATAAGTTCGATCTGTTCTTTTATCTCTTCAATAACTTTATCATACTTTTCCTGTGCCTCTTTCTTGGCAGCAAGCATACCCAAATACGAATTGATTATCTTGGCAGTGATAAAGTCGTTCTTGGCGGTTGGATTACCATTCTTGTCAAGGATGGTAGGAACTTCCATCACTGAAGGAAGATTGCAAGTATTCTTACCGTCATTTCTTGAAGTTGGGTCAAAAGTGATGGTACGTCTTTGGACGCCTCTTTCGCTTTTCATTTCAAGATAACCGAGCAAATCCAGTTCAGTAACGATAGAGTTGTAGGATTTTTCACGCAAGGCAGGGATAAACACCGTATCATCACCTTCTTTTCTTGTGTCGCGATGGGCAACGAAAATGATGTGCTTGTTAAGCCCCGAAAGTGTTCGTGTCATCCATGAAAACTCTGCATTGATACCGCTCCAATCACGGATGGACGGCTGGCGGGTTCCACACTTGTGAGTAATGATGAAGTCCATCATCTTGCCGATGGTATCTACTACAATGGTCTGATAAGCGGACAAGTCCTCTTGAAGAACTTGCTGAACATCGCTCCATGAAGTGACCTGTACCGTGTCTATATTCTCCAAGTGCGCCATGTTCATGCGCTTCACGCCGTTATCGAAGTCCAACAGCAGCGGTTTCGGTGCGCTCAATGCTACCGTACTCTTTCCCATTCCGGCTTGACCGTAAATCATCATCTTCACGGTGGTCGGGATAACTAATTCATTACTTTTCTTAATCAGTGACATAATCGTAAATTTTATAGGGTTATTTGTTCAGATATTTACTCATTTTAAAAGCATTAATAGCGGATTGTATCTCGAACTTGGAATATATGATAGGAGAATTTCTGGATGAGCCTTTTCTTTTCTTATGCACCAATCCTTCTTTCTCTAACTTTTCCAAAAAGTTAGGTTCATACCCAAGTGTCTTTAACCATCTGAACGCTTCTCTTTGCTTGATTTCATCAGATACAGGAGACCGTTTCTTCTCACTGGCAGCTGCACCAAGCTCCGCCATGTCCATGCAGATATTTTTAAATTCAAATAATTCAAGTCTTACCTCCATACCGTCCAGTTCTTTCAATTCGTTCAACTCTCGTTCTTCGTCCCCTTCTCATATCGCCCTGTTCGTGATAGAGCGAAAAAGAAAAGATGCACAACAGGCAGAAAGCAACAGCCGACCTAATAGTAGGTGAAAAGTCCATCGTGAACTTCATACCAGCTATTCTCTCATATAGCATGGTTGCCAGTTCTCTGCCGTTCCTTACGTTCAAAATCTCAAAAGCTCTTTGCAGTTGGTTGTTTATCGTGCTGACCGCTCGGCATTTGAGGTTTGCAATTTCTTTTTTCTCATACCCTTGTGCATACATTCGTGCCGTAATCTCGCATTCAGGTGTAAGTTCATTAAAAACTCTCTTCATAATCGTGTAAGTCAGCTGATTAATAATTGCGAATAACCTCAATATATCCGGCTTCCCTGTTAGTGTCCACCGAATACAAAGTTTGCTTCTTGTCTATTATCCGATCAATCCTTGCCAGCCTGTTAAGATCAGCGGTACACCTGCGAAGCTGTCCGGCAAGTTTGTCGCTAAAGTCAAAGCTGATTCTGTCATTCTTCTTTTTCAGCTTTTTCTTGATTTCTGTTCTTTCTTTCAGTTCTTTTGCCATAAGAGTAAAATTTAATTAATGATTCGTGGATGGTAAGGGAATCGAACCCCTCTCAATCGTGCCAATTGTTTGCGCAACACGAAGCTCTAACCGATAAGCTAACCATCCGATTAAAAAAGGTGCACTATCCTCACGGACGGCACACCCAGTACAAACACAATATAAAACACGAATATCTAATCTATTATCAGAACAATGCTTTTAACCGCGTTCTTGAAATGATCAAACTTCCGGTTCAAATCACTCCAAGATTTATACCATGTATTTTTCTCTTCAGCTAATTTCTCGTTAGCCTCTTCCAGTTCCTGCACACGCCTTACTAAATCTTCATGCGTCATGCCTCTTAATTCTTCCACTGTCATAATCGTATAAATTTAAAATGTCGTTAAAAAGGTAGGAGTCGAACCTACTTCTTGTAAGCTAAATGAATATATAAATTAGAATATAAGTTAATACCAACAATTAATCGCTTACACGCATTCCAACAATGCTACTTCATAAATTACCGCCCAGCTGGTTTACAAGGTGATTGTGCACTCATCCCCATGCGCCTTGTGCCGGATTATAGGACTACCTTTTAGCGGTCTGTTTTAAGTTCTCTATAAGTTATTCTCATGAGCGACACACACCCTACACATATAACACTCATTATAGTGATAGAGAATATTTTCATAGGACTGTAAGTAGTAATAGCCCCGTAAAGCATACCGGCAGCACATATACCAACCAATATAGATAAAACGAATTGGATTGTTTTCATAATCGTATAAATTTAAATAAGTATCTGTACCCTAATCGAATAGCAGAACCTTATTTCAGTTCAGTACAGACTATAAGACCTTTCAGCGATACTTGTGCCTAACCAAGCATACTCATCACGCTAAAGACAAATTGGCGTGCTGAAAGTAAAAATCATTTCAACTTCGTGGCTTTACCACCATCAGACATATACAACCATTCGCCCATTGTCGGCTTATCCTCGGTTGCTATCGGTGTCAATTCCGTTCCACTTGCACCCACCACTATCCACCATCACTGGCTTCGCTTACGTGCCTTCGCAGAAATATATCTTTTTATCGTATCAATATGTCAAAGAACCAATCAATAGCACCCTACCCGATTCTCGCTATCGGTTGCCGTTCAATCCGTCTGTAGGGCTGTCGTGCGTTGCATAATCGTGTATTATGCGTATCGGCTGATACCTTGTACCCGGCATAGAGCATCGTAGTCCATGCCATCATCTTCACAAGTTTCAAAACCTTTTAAGGCATCTTCCAAACTGTCTATCTCATCCGTTATCAACTGGATAGCTTCTTTTTTGCTATCAGCATTGAACATCAGGCAGACAGCCTCTTCATCATTGTTATGGGCAGCCTCTAAATCTTTATAAAGGCTATCCAACTGCTGGTTAATCGTGTAAGCATTCATATCCATATCTTTTATGCGATTGACATCAGATTAGCTTTTTTGAAGCATCTGAATTCTTGGCGTTCAGTATCATAGTAAGTCTGGACGGTATCATTCTTTTTTCTGTTGTCAGTACCAGTGATGGCAGGCATCAGCTTTTCATTTAGTGTACCGTATGCCTCACGAACGGAACCGTCCACTTTTTTGAAGTAGAACTTCACTATCTTCTTTTTCATCTCACCTTTCAACTTCAAGTTAGCCCAAGCGACCTTCATTGCTTCGCTCATGGTGTAGCCATTACGCTTAACGAACTGCCAAGCAAGGCTCATTACTTCGTGTAAAAATTCTCTTGTTCTCATAATCGTGTATTTTAATATGTTTATACTATTTGAAATCTGAATTAATCTTCGTTTCTTTGTATCAGTTTAATTTGATAATGCAAAGATACTACTATTTTTCAGTAAAAAGAATCTAATACTGAAAAACGGTAGTAAAACAACATTATTTAACTATAAAAGCAGGTTATACCTTATTATAATATGAAGAAAGAAGACAGAAATAGAAATTGGATAGCGTGGATAGCACTTGGATTAAGTGTTATTGCGATAGTAATAAGTATTATCGCAATATGCATTTCGTGCCCTCATATACCCGAATTAGGATTTGATTATCAAGGAATAATAATAGGCGTATTGTCTTTACTGGTAACAATTTTACTGGGATGGCAAATATACAGCGCTATCTATATTAAAGATTCTTTAAGAAAAGAGGTTTTAAAATCCTCTGCTGAAATGGTTTTACTTGCGAAAAACACTTTGCTTAAATCTCAATTGAACACACTATACGGTTTACACGAAGGCGCTTTGAGGAATGGTGATATAAATTATATAATGTCCACACTTGATATTATGATGGACATAGCTATTCAGTTAAAAGACAAAGAAATAGCAGACAGAATTATTTCTAAGATTCCAAACCTATGGAGTTTATTAACAAAAATGGATTTAATGAAAACTGAAAAGAATAAGTATAACGAACTAAAACAGAGAATAAAGGAATTTTCCACAATAACAGAGAATGCTTTTGATATATACGAAAAAACAAACTCTATTGATTAATAAGTTCTTTGTATAGCAAATCAACTTCTTTATCTCTTTCAGATATACGTTTATTATAATAATCGATAGTAGGGGTAATAGCTATCTTTATCCCCTCTATATAAAGAGAAATTATGTTTTTGACGATAATGGAATTTATCATATTATTAAGTAAAGCGACCAACTCCAAAGTTGCGGTTTGAAGTTAAGTCGCCTATATAGTCCCTTACGGGAATAGTTAAACAAATTAGTTGAAATCATCCGCAACTTGATTCCGACACAAATATACTGAAAGATAACAGTAAAATCCAAAAAAGATGAGCACAAAAGAAAGATTTGTTGAATATTTAAAAATCAAAGGGATTGGGCAAACCGCTTTTGAAGAATCAGCGGGTTTATCTCGTGGAGCCATTGCCAAAAAAACGGGCTTTAATGCAGATTCAATAGAAAAGATAGCGTCTGCTTGCCCTGACCTTAATATAAATTGGTTAATAACTGGAATTGGCAACATGACAATTAATACCAATTCGTCAATCACTGAAACTCCAACCACGAATAAAGATATTAAAATACTTGATATACGTGTATGCGCAGGACATGGAATTGGATTTGACGGAAATGAAAACAAGGTTATTGGATATGTGAATATACCAGAATTTACTGGATGCTATGGAATAACCGTATATGGTGATTCTATGTACGATATGTATATGTCGGGAGATACAATCTTTGTCCGTGAAATAAAAGACAAACGAAACATAGACAATGGACAGCCGTATGTGATTATAACAAAAGAAGACAGACTTCTTAAAATGATTCATATCGACTATGAGCGAAAAAAAACAATATTGTCTTCCTACAACAATATAGCTAATCCAGATGGGAAAAGAAAATATCCCGATATGGAAATTGACATAGATAATGATGTAATTCATTTATACAAGGTTGTAGGTAAATTAGCGAGAACGCAAATGTAGTTACAATAATAATACTATGAAATTCAATCAATACCTTTGGAATCTATACAAGAACTCCCCTTCCGGGAAAGTTGTCATATCCAGCTTTTCAGACAGAAAGGAATGGATAGACGAGGAGCAGCTTTTAGAACGCTATAACCCAAGTATCAAAGACAATTTCAACAAAGAAATTATATGCGAAATACTGGAAGATTTTTGGTGCTATAAAGTTTCCGATTTTGAAGGTATAGAATATCCGTCACTTGATGAAGCTAGTAGTATATATGAAGGTATTATCTCTACCGGACTACGGATAGAGAATGAAGAAGTATTAAAGATAGGAGATTTCAACTTGATGCTTGAATACATCCCATTCCTCTCAATGGAGTTAAACTACCTATTTGGTGAATATTTCTTTCCATATTTGTACATTGACAGATTCTATGAACTCAAAAAGTTAGCTGACTATTTTGAAATAGAATTGCCGCCAATTCCCAAGAAGCCCGATTACAAAAATAGGTGCATGTATTATTGGGAACTATGCAAAGTGTTCTACTATTTCAGAATGGAAAACAACTTGACACCCGATGAATTGAGCGCATTTATGTATGATTATGTGCCAAACCTTCTGAATACGGAAGAAAAAGGAGTTATTCCGAAACCATCACAAGCATGGTTTATCGGTGGATTAATAAGAGGATATGGTGAACATTGGACTACCGGATTTTGGCAAACCAATCAAGAAACTAAGAAAGGAGATATTCTTGTTCATTACGAGACATCACCTATAAGCGCAATTACTTGTTTGTGGATAGCACAAACCGATGGTGTTATCGACCCGTTCTTCCACTATTACAGCAACACTTATATAAGTAACAGAATAGCCATTCCTCACATCACATTAAAAGAGCTTCGGGAAGATGAACACTTCTCCAGCCACCCGCTCATAAGAAAGAACTTTCAAGGAGTGAACGGATGGTCAATGAGTAGCGAGGATTATTCAGAACTCCTGCGAATGATAAAGGCAAAAGGATTTGATATAGACACCCTGCCGAAGCTATATACTCCTACACTACCCAAGAATGTAAGTATAGAAAAAGAAAGAGATGTGGAACTACAACTACTGGAACCATTGCTTAACTCTATGGGATGGTATGAGAACAAAGACTTCATTCGTCAATTACCAATACATGCAGGACGTGGACACCGGATATTTCCCGACTATGCTCTGCATTACGATAATAAGCCAGACGAAGAAAAAGCAAAGGTTTTAATTGAGGCAAAACTCTACATGAAGAATAACCAAGAAATAGAAGAAGCATTTTTGCAGGCTCGCTCATACGCTCAGCTTCTTGAATCCTATATCATCATCCTATGTGATAAAGTGGGGTTAATTGTATATAAGAAAAAGGGAAGTTTTGACCGAGGCAGGTACAAAAAATACTATTGGGAAGAACTTGAAAATACTGATATTTTCAACGAATTAAAGAACAAACTAAATATTTAAGATTATGATTGACTTTCTAACCATCATACTCCTAATATTCGGAGTATTACAAATCATCCTCTTCTTCAAAGTATGGGGAATGACAAACGACATCAAAGATATAAGGAACAAGTATCTCAAAGACGAAGATGAGAAACAAAGAAAAAACACAGAGTATGACGTTATAACCAAAATAAGTGGCGGTTCTAAACCAACAATATAAATCATTTAATTAACATTTCAAGAGATCGTAATTTAAACTGTGTCAATCCTTAACAAGTCTGATTATCTCAAATTTTACTTTCGGATAAATATCTGAATATCAGATGAATTCAGAGTAGTATTAAACTAAGAAATAATAAACTAAAGGTTTGACACAGTTCTATTTACATAGCCATTTCCAATACCACTGACAAAGTGGCAAATGTATAGTAGATTGTGTTTTGAAATATTCAGAAAGCCAAGCGTAATTGCCTGATAATAAACAAAGTTGCTTTCCTCCTTTTACTGACCTTCTAAGGCGTGGGTCCTGCGTTCGAATCGCAGCGGAATCACTAAAGGCGGTTACTTCGGTAATCGCCTTTTTTATTGTATATCAGCTAATTACAATGTAATATATTGGAATATAAGCATTTACAACTCGTTTTTATTAACGTTTATTAGCGCACAATCATGCACAGTAATGCATCAAACGTATTATTTTTGATACCGATAAAGTATCAAAGGTATCAAATGATACCCAAAAATATGATACCAAATAGAATAAATGCTGTTTTTTTTATTTATTAAACCAATATATGCATTATTTAACAGCATACATAAAAAATCGTGATTCTGTTCGATTACAACCAGTGATTCACATTAAAAAACAAAAAGTATGAAGTATCCAACAATGAGGTTTGTGTTCGACAGAAAGCATGTCGCCACAAGAAACAAAAAAGGTCTGGTTCAGATTGAAGTGACATCAGAAGGTAAACGGAAATGGATTGGGACATCAGTGAAACTATACGCTGACCAATGGAATGAAAAAAAGAAGGTAGTTAATTCCGTACACTCAATCCAGTTAAATGCGATGCTTGATGGTATGATGAGCAAATTAAATGATTTTATTCTTGATTTGTTTAGAAATGACCAGCAATTCGACTTTGAAAAACTTAACGCGTTCTTGGAGAAATCCAACCATTCGGATTCGTTTATTGATTTTGTTCGCACAAGAATAGAGGATAGGACAGACATTGAGGAAAGCACGCGAAAACAGCATAGAACTTTGCTGCAATCGTTAGAAAAGTTCGGAAGGCTAAATTACATGGATGACCTGACAAAAGCGAATATAACGCTTTACGATGAATTCCTGCATCAACAGGAGATTTCTCAACCTACAATCTATAACTATCATAAACGCTTAAAGCGTTATTTGCATGAGGCAATGAAGTTCGGTTTATTGAATGAAGACCCTTATGTTGGTTTGCATTTTGAACGCGGAAGATTTGAGAAGCGGAAGTATCTTACAGAAGAAGAACTAAAAATGATCCGTACTTGTAAAATTAATATGCCATCAATAGACCGGATACGTGATTTATTTCTTTTTCAATGCTACACTGGACTTGCGTATGCTGATTTTGAGAAATTCAATTTCGAAAAGGATGTCGAGGAAAGGAATGGGAAATATATTGTATCCGACAGAAGAAAAAAGACCAATGAGGATTATAAAATAGTGCTTCTTACTCCGGCAATCGAAATATTGAAGAAGTATGACTATAAGCTACCTATCATATCCAATCAAAAATATAATGTCTCATTAAAGGTGGTCGCTCAATACGCAGGTATTGATAAGAATATAACCACACACATGGGACGACATACTTTTGCCGTTTTTGCCCTGAACAATGGTGTGCCTATTGAAATTGTTGCCAAAATGCTTGGACACACAAACATTCGCACTACACAAGTTTATGCGAAAGTTCTTAATTCCGAAGTGGAAAAAGGATTTGATTTGCTAGAAAGTAAGATTAGACTTTAACACCTGAATTGGAAGAACAGTTTCAGCAAGAGTTATACAGCCCTACTTGCTGAAACTGTTTGTTTTAAACTGAGTCGTCAATGGCATTGATTACAGCAACCATCTCCAAATCAAAGAAAAGAATACGTACACCATCATTGCATATACCGTATTGAGAACTGGGACGTTCATCGGTCCATCCGTTTTCAGCTATGACTAAATCAACGACTTTAAAAATTATATCCAAAGATACAAAGTTTATTTCTCGATTGATAAAGTCTCTGAGTTCTTCTAATGTTTTCATTTTTTTAGTTTTCTATAAAATCAATCCTGCAACCTAGTGCATACCCTATCTTTGCAAGGATATCTATACCTGTACTATATTTACCAAGTTCTATTCGTGCTATGTGACCCTGGTTTATACTGACCAACTCTGCCAATCTCGCTTGGGACAATCCCTTTTGCTTTCTGAGCTCGGCAATACGCTTACCGATTCGTTCTCTCTCATTCAAGTTCTCCATATAACCTCTCTTCCTCTCTTTCTTCTTCACACAAGAAATTCCACATCTCAATCAATGCTAATTCCTTATCTCTATTGCTTCCGCTGTTAGATGGATCAAGCCAATTTATGTGGGCAATTCTATCTTTAAATTCATCATAGCTACAGTATATACTATCCGCATCTTGGTCGAACCAAATAAAACAACGAGGGAAAGATAGGCGAATAATCCCTATCTGGCCATGGTAATCAATAATGTTTTCAGCAAGGTATATACCTGGATATTTCGGATTTTCTTTTCCCATTAGTAGATAACAGCTTTTAATTTTACGTCAGTTATACAAACACTCTCTTGTCTCTGCACGGAATAGTAAGTGACATGATTATTCGAAACTTCAAACATCGGATAAATTGAATCAGGATCGTCTTTAATTCCTTCAACCGTGAATTTAACGATACCTTGTTTTGCTGCCTGTTTGAATGCTCTGCGAAAATTTATATCTAATGAATTAAAAGTTTTCATAATCTTATATTTTATAAAATTGAAAATTGCTTGTTTGTTAATTCAAAAACACGTACCTTTGCACCGCATATCATCTAATGATATTAGTCGCCTTCGGGCGTGGATTGAAACGACATTAAAAATGTCATTGTGACTTAAATCACAATTCAACATTTAGGGTAGCGATTTTTTTTGCTGCCCTATTTTTTATTTATAGCTACCAAATTATAGTATTTCAGGCGTATTGTCCCGCCATCTGGAACCATCCGACCACATACCTCCACGGGCAACGCTTATAAAGTTGTCACCCTCTTTGATGAACACGGACCAACTACATTCATTTCCGGCAAAGCGGTTAGCCTCCGCAATATGCCTAATATCTTTTATTAATATCGATTTGTTAGTGCCTGTAATCGGCTCCATAAGACTCGTGCCGTTATTGGCTTTAAAGTTCGCAAAATACGTTCTCATTGCTTTCTTTTTTTATTAGTTTATAATAGTTCCCGGTGGCGGTGTTGCTCCGCCAGTCCACACGGTGCCGGGATGATGATCACCAAATTCCAAATTCTTTCCCTGCCTTATTAAACCCCATCTCGTTTTGCGTCTTGCATATCTCCATTATTTCGGCTATTTGCTTAGCAGTGTAATTGTTAACATTAATCACTTTCTCAACATAAGACAAAATATCATCAAATGTTTGACCTGATAAATACGTGTTTTTTCGTATCATGTTAATTTTTCTTGCTGTCATAATCTTAATGCCGCTTATCCGTTGCCGCCGGTTCTATTGTGTTATTTTGATACTACAAATATAAATGTTTATCTTGACAATGCAAAATATTACATTAATAAAGAAGGCATGTTTTTAAACATTCATTCAGATAATACGCTTTGTGCGTATTCCGCACGCCTGTTTATTTTCGTTCTGAGCGCGGTTAAGCGATTTCGGGTAAATTCTAAGCCACTATGTGTGCGAATGCCTCTTGCGTTCAGTCGTTCAACTACCTTGTCAATATCTTGCGGAGTATTGCACCCCTCCAACATGGCGGCTATCATATTGTTCTTTTCATCGTTCATCGCTTCCTTTCTTCTTTTTTCCCCGTTCACCTTACCGCCTTTCGCCTGTCCGGTGGTTGTTCCACCTAAAGAGGTGCATTTGTTTCCAGCTTTGGAAATAAAATAACCGTTTTCCTCAATTTGTTTTTTCTTTACTTCCAATGCTGATTTAGTTCGTTCCTGTATAAGTTCTTTTTCCAGTTGGGCAGCAAAAGAAAAGGCAAACAAAATCATTTCGTCCATCGCTTTTATCATGCCACAATTCAAATCAATGCCCATTTGGACGATTACAAGACGTATTTTACGCGGTTTTAGTTCATCATTGATGAGTTTGTTTAAATCGCTCATAGATCGTCCTAAACGAGAAATTTCGGCTACTATTAGCATATCTCCAGTCTCCAGCAACGGAAGTACATCAGTGCCTAATTTCCGTTTCTTATAGGTTACACCGCCAGATATTCCTTCTTCCGTTATCACAATGTCAGATTTTAAACCGTTTCTTTTCAACCATTCTTGGACGGTTCTGTTTTGCTGCTCCAATGTTTGTTTGTCGGTGGATATACGACCATATTCTACTACTTTCATAAATTATTCCTTAGATTAAAATTCGTTTCGGCAATGGTTCGCCAATCTTATACAGTTCTACGCTTGTAACTTCTTGTGTTTCTTTAAGCAGGTTTATCCCATCGCTGTAGAAGTTTAGCAACCTTATAGCTTCGAATGCGTTGCATGGTTGAAGCATTATAGTTCGTCCTTTCTCGTTAATCTGAATGAAATAATTCTTTTCCATAATCTTTTTGTTTTTAAGTTAGTAAATAGTTCCGCCCGTGGAACTTGCACCACTTGCAAGGCTTTCAACCTTTGGCGGATAATTCGGTTTAAAAACCGTTATTTCCTGTCATTTCCTTCATGCAACCCACTACAAGCCACACGATAACGCATACAAAAAACATACTCCATTCCTCCTTGTTTTAGTTATTAGAAAATTTGATTTGCTGTCTCTCCCAATCGTATGTAAATGTGGCTGCATGGCGTTCACGGTCGTACACAAACACTTGATAACCTATTAGCCCGTAACAGCAAAATAATGGTTGTGTACACAGCATTATGCCGTTCCATGTCTTGCCGTTCAGATACTTTTCCCATGCGAATTTCCCTGACTCAATGGCGTTTTTTAATCTGTTCATATCTTTATAATTGTTATTGATTCGTTTTTAATATCCTTTTTCCACAATCCCGGCAGCCGTATTACTGCCGGGGTGTCATAAGATGATATGTTGGCAAAAACCCCAACAATGTATCTATGCTAATTGTGGCAATATATTTCTTTCATTGTCTTAATTCTCTAAACGAAACCGTTTCAAAATCACTCTTAATAATCTCTATCTGTACAGGCTTCACAAATCGGTTTAACTCCTTGCGAATATTCTTCATTTGTTCAAATGATACGGTTACGATATTTCCAGCAACTAACAAGTTGCGCAAAATGTTGTCTAATTCTTTACGTCTCATAATTTAATGTTTTTAAGTTAATACTATGATTTTATTCAGCGGCAACAAGTTTTCCACCTTCCACTGTAATAAATCGTATTACGGGTCTCCTCCCCAATAGATAAGGGTCTCCGAATAATGTATATCCGCAAAAACTATTATACTTTAACGAATTTTTCCCGACTGTTTTAGATTCTCCGTTATGGTAAACTGTATCTCCTTGTTTAATCTGTGAGATATGCACTTTCTCACATTCGAATAAATGCCCTTCCTCGTTAATCGGCATTGCTATTTTCCCCATACTAGTTAATTTTTTAAGTTAATAAATAGTTCCCGGTGGCGGTGTTGCTCCGCCTTCCTACATTGGTTAATCTTGTTCTATCGTCCACTCTTTTTTTACGAAGCCTTTAAAGCTGCCAAACGATTTTCTAAACGCTGCTAACGCTTCTTTCTTCGTCTTGCCGTAATAGCAATAACGCGCCCCATTATGGAACTCTACTGTTAACTTATATTCTTTCATATCCTTTAAAATTTATCTGATTCATCACTTTTGTTTATAAATTCGCGTAGCTTATCCCTGTCGGTGCCAGAAATGAATATCACAGCACAGAATAACAAAACCAACAAAACCATATTCAGCTAATTAAATGACCGTCTTTAATCGTCCGTTATCATCCGTAAACCCGTTAAGTGTTTCCGCCTCTCTTTCGGCTTCTTCTTTTGTTTGGAAGAATCCTACCGGGCAATTATCCAAGGTATCTATAACGTAATAGCCGCGTTTAGGCTTGTTTTCCGTTATGTATCGTTTCCCTTTTACTTTTTTCTCGTAAAATTCCATACCCTCAGCAAGCGGGGTGTAATATGATGAAATGCTAAGCGTGCCCGATTCTATTTTGCCGTTATATTCAATTATACCGGGTAAATCGTTTTTTAAACTGCTTTCCACGCTTACGCCATCATAGGTTACGCCGAATTTCCATCCCTTATTTGTATATACGTTGAATATATCGCCCGGCTGTATGTCTGCACGTACTTTCGCGCTGGTTATGATTCCCGCGCCTTCAATATCGTAATAGCGCACGCCGTTAAAGTTGTCCGTTTCGGTAAATCTTATATTATCAAGCGGGTGCGCTTCATTTGTGCACGCTGTTAAAGCTTTTCCCGGTCGTATTATATCCATGTACTTAACTTCTCTTTCCGCTATTTCTTTAGGGCATTTCTTTAAATTACCGACATTGCAACAACCGTTTGAATTTACACGGGCAGTACCGTTTTTTTCATTAAAAGCCAATATAACGCCTATTTCTCCACACTGATCATAAACAACCTCCCCCAGTCTAAACCCGTCCAGTTCTTCGGGTATTGTCGGATAATCGAACGAATCATATTTTGCATAATCGTCAATAATTAATGGGGTGTCATTCCCTTGGGGTTCTTCTAATATCACAGAATTGCGTAAAGTGCATTTCTTTTCATAAACAAATCCATTAGATTTCATCCAGTTTAATAAATCCGTTTCATTATCAAACACTTTCCGAACTGGAGCTAATCCACTAGTAGAACCCTGCACGCCTCCGAATGCCCCCCAGTATGTACCATTGTCGCAACGCCCTATACATCCGTATTCCTTACCCTCTCCTATATATTCTAGTTCTATACCTTCGTAACCACATCCAGGAATTTCTTTCCATTCTATAATATTATCCTTAGATGTTTCTATTTCAGGAAGCGCCGGCAACTCTGTAGGCGCTATCAATTCTTTCACCTTGTCCGCTTGTTTCTTGCTGAATATCCAGCCGGCACGCTTTTCTCCGTTATAATTTAAAGAAGGGTTAAAGCGTCCGCCCAGTTCCTTTAACTGCTCTTTGATTGCCTTCGTCTCGCCAAAAACGGCGATAGCTTTCTCGGAGTAGTCCACGACTTCTATACCTTCAATCGTCACGGCTTCCACTTCTTTGGCTTCCTCAACCTTTTCAGGTTTAACGCTGCTTTTCTTTGCCTTCGGTTCTATAACCTTATATTCATCACTTACTTTTATGCTTAAATAAAAATTAGTATCGAAATAGTCTTGCATGCCGTCCGAATCATCGTAACGGAAAGAACTTGCATAAGTCGTAACAGCGTCCAGAACCTTAAATACTTCCGGGGTTAACTCGTCTTTCCATGCCTTCACGCTAGACATTGTGGACATATAACCACGTTCCGCGCTTCTTGATCCTTCAACGAAAGGAACACAAGGACCGGATTTTAATTCAACCGCCATTGAATCCGCGTACATGCTCCATTCAGAGCGAACAGAGAACTTAAAGCCCGGGAAATTCTTCTTGGCATAGGATCTAACCTTTGCAGCGATTTCCTTTGTACTTAATTTGCTGTCATAGTTTGAGCCAGCCCAACCATTTGCGGTGTAAAAACTCATTGCTTTCATAATGCTATAATGTTTAATGTTAATATTTCAATTCATTACAGCGTGATTTTGATTATTGAAGAATTACGGCTATATTTGCGCCATGGAATTAAAAACCGTTGGCGGGTAACGCCTTACATTACCCACCGTTTGAGAGCTTTAAAACTTGATTATTATAATCAAAGGCTTAAAGAACCAAACACGAATACAGACTTTAATTTCCATAAACGAACGGTTTTATAGGCTAATGGAAGTTAGCCGCTTTCGGTGGATTATTCCACCTATCCAGGTGTAGCAGGCTTCCAACTGTTACACCTTTTTTATAACCGCATCAACAAATCAAAAATTAAATGGGAGAATATTTGCAAGTAAGAAATTAAAGAAGTATTTTTGCCTCCGAGCATGGAGAGTACTTACTTTAAGTATTCCACTTACGAGAGTCTTAATATTACTAGTATTAAGGCTCTCTTTTTATCTCAGCATTTAACAACACGCTTTTGGGCGTTAATATTTGCCCCTGTGGAAGAATAGGACTTTATTACGTTATCCTTTCCCTTTCACATTGCGAAGTTAACGCTTTTTTATCAAAATATCAAATAAAACACATAATATTTTGTAAGTAATTATAAATAAATACATGCTTCATAGCATACGTTTATAAGCCAATATAACGCTTTTATACGGCGTTATATTTTCATCTTCACAATGATTGCGTTTACCTTTCTTCGCCTATATCGCGCATATTAAAGCCATATGCAACGAAGCAAACGAGCGTCGCAAACCGTTGCAATACAATACACAGCAGCCCAACTATGA